GGCTTGAACACCATAAGCAAGTGTTGCGCCGGTGATCCCACGAGACAGATAGATCGCCGAATCAGCCGATGTTACTGAGCCGATGGAGACGAACCCGTTCGCATCGATCGTGAGACGAGGCAAGTTACTCGTGCCGAGAACAAGCGGAGCTGCCGATGTCGAAACAACGTTGAACGAGTTCGCTGTGAGCGCACCAACGTAACCAGTGACGGTACCATTGTTCGAGCTGAACGCAACTGCTGTTCCTCCGCCGGTGTTCGTGTTCGTCAAGTTCAACAGCGATGGATTCCCGGCTGTGTTCACAGTCGAACCGATTATCCCAGTGAATGATGAATTCCCAGTTGTGCGGTTGATCGAGAACGGTGTGCTGAGGTATACACCAGCGTCATCGTATCGATTGATCGAGAAGTGTGAACCAGAAATCAAACCAGATTCAGCGGTGTTATCCTTTGCAATTACCCAACGGTTCAGGCCACCGACCTTCATGCTGATAAGATCGAAACCACCAGAAGCAGCGTTGTTCAGGACAAGGTTCGAATCACCTGACGCTGGACTGATTGACAACGCACCAGTCATCGTGTCGCCGGCCTTCAGAACGTTCAGCGAAGCCGAGCCAGTCACGTTACCAGTCAGCGGACCAGAGAATGCACCAGCCGTCACAGTGCCAGTCACACCAAGTGAAGCAAGAGTGCCGACAGAGGTCAGTGACGAAGCTGTGACGGTTGAGTTCAGCGTTGTGCCAGTCAGCGTGCCAGCGGCAGCAGTGACAGTAATGTCAGCCGAACCGTTGAATGAGACGCCGTTGATGTTTCGAGCAGTCTGAAGCGTTGTTGCTGTCGAAGCATTCCCAGTGACAGCGCCAGACAGCGGGCCAGAAAACGAACCAGCCGTCATTGCACCAGCGATCGTGATTGCCGACGGCAGAGAAACAGTGACACCGCCAGTAGCAGCCGACACCGTGACTTGGTTCGCTGTGCCAGTGAGTGATGTCACACCGGTGTTCGCGAACGTGTTCCCAGTCAGTGAGATCCCTGTGCCAGCTGTGTACGTACCAGATCCAGAGAACTGAGCGTACACGACGGCATCAGTGCCGAGTGTCGTAATCGTAGCGGTCTCAGTCCAGCCAGTGTCAGCCAGTGTCGTACCTTGAAGGACATAGACGGCGGAGCCGTCAACTTCAATGGCAGCGTCGGCATCTGTACTGCGAGTCCAGGCACCAGCTGCGACGACGTACACGCCGTTCTGCGAACTGGTTGTTTGGTTCTTGACAAGCACGCGATCGCCAGCGATCAGCGAAATGCCATCGATTGTCTGCGTACCTGACAGCGTGATGTTCGCCGTCGTCGCAGCCTTCACCGATGTCTTCCAGCGCAGACCTGCGATAGCAGCATCAACGTAGTTCTTGGTTGTCAGATCAGTGCCGACAGTTGGAGCCGCAGCGTTCGTGACCGAGTACCCACCCATGTTCAGGCTCTGCAGCTGCGTGCCAAGTGTCCCGAGTGAGGATGTGATGATGTTCGAAGCGAGGCTCGTGCCGGCCAGACCGCTGCCAGCAATCGAAATCGACTGCCATGACGGCGAAAATGTTGGGCCGCTCGACATCAGAACTTGACCAGCTGAACCGCCGAAACCACTAGAATCGGTGTTCAGGTTCCAGGCGCCGCTGCCGTCGATGTACAGGCGTGTGCTACCGCCAGCGCGAAGAAAGATGCCACCAGTGCTCGACGAAGAGAATACCAAGCTACCAGTGCTGATGCCGTATCCAGAGCTGCTGCCAGTGTACCCGATGTAAGCACCGCTGGCTGAAGCCAGCGACGTCGTCAGATAACCGATTTGCAAGGCCGCTGTTGAAGAACTGGACATACCGGTAGTACCCGACGCCTCGATCGTGATACCGGATGAGCCAAGGCCAGAGTACATGCCAGAGAGGTACAGCTGGCCGTGAGTGAAGCCTGAAGAAGAATTGCCAAGTTCAAGGCCAGCAGACGAGCCAGTGAACATCGTGCCATTGAACGTTGATGTACCGCCGACGGTGAGCCCGCCGAGTGTACCAACCGATGTCAATGAAGAAGCGGTGACGTTCGAAGCGAGCGTTGTACCGGTCAAGGACCCAGCCGAAATGCTGATCGTCGTCCACGACGGTGTCTGGAATGCACCGTTTGAGGTCAGAACTTGTCCAGAGTTACCAGCACCGCCACCCAAGTAGATTGGCGTTGAGGTGCTCAGGGACAGACCCGATGTGCCAGAGACGATCAGACCAGTCAGCGTGCCAAGTGATGTGATGTTCCCCTGTGCAGCAGCAGTCACTGTAGCAGCAGAGCCACTGACCGAACCATTGATCGTGCCAGACACGGTCAGCGACGTCAGAGTGCCGACAGACGTCAGAGAAGAACCAGTGACGTTCGAAGCCAATGTCGAGCCGGTCAGTGTAGCCGCAGCGGCTGGAACAGTGACGTTCGCCGAGCCGTCGAATGCAACGCCGTTGATCGTGACTGAAGAGAACAGCTTTGTAGCAGTCGAGGCATTCCCAGTGACAGCACCGGTGACAGCACCAGTCAGCGGACCTACGAATGCAGCAGATGTAACCGAAGTCAGACCGGCAAGAGTTGTCGATGTTGCGCCGAGGGCGATGTTCGTTGTACCAACTGTGACCGACGGGTTCGCCAGCGATGCGTTCGGCACTGCCGACAGACCGATGACGAGCGTGTTCGCAACGTCGTTGTACGTTGAGGTGACACCGTTCGCACCCGATAGGAAGGTCGAGGCGCCAACAACGTCTTGAACTGCTTCGACGAAGTCAGTGACGGCAGTCGAAGGAACAGCGATTGTTGTGTTCGTGACGCTCGTGATCAGGCCCTTGCCGTTCACGACGACTTGTGGAACCTGTGTTGCTGTACCGAACGTGCCAGTTGTAGCGTTCACCGTAGCGAGCGTCACTGGGATCGTTGCGGCGGCGGTGCCGTCGAATGCAGCGGATGTGCCAGTTGCATCGCCGGACACGGAGAACGTGTGACCGGTTGCGAGGGCAGTAGCGGTTGAAGCATTCCCAGAGACAGTAGCGTTGATTGAGCCAGCGGTGATCGCGCCGGTGACAGTCAGTGTACCGAGCGTGCCGACGGAAGTCAGCGACGAACCAGTGACAGTTGCAGCAAGCGATGTGCCGGTCAGTGTGCCAGCATCGGCAGTGACCGTGACGTTCGCGGAGCCATCAAAGGCGACGCCGTTGATTGTGCGAGCCGTAGCGAGCTTCGTAGATGTGTCGGCATTTCCGAGCAGCGAACCAGTCACATTCCCGGTGACAGCACCGACCAGAGCGCCAGTGAACGTCGCCGCTGTGACGCCGCCGGTGACAGCCAGCGAGCCGAGTGTGCCGACAGAAGTCAGCGAAGAACTCACGATGTTCGAAGCGAGAGTTGTGCCAGTCAGAGCTGTACCAGCCAGCGTGGTCGGTGCAGCCGAGATCTCAGTCCAAGTCTGAGCCGTTGTGCCGACCGTGATCGGGTCAGCTGTGACGAGCACGAAGCCCTTCGCGCCATTCAGCGCACCTTCGGTGACGAACACGTACGCGCCAGAGGTGACTTCGGATGCTGGTGTACCGTCGAAGTCGGCGGAGCGAGCCCAGGCACCAGATCCGACGATGTACAGACCGTCTTCAGACCCAGTTGACTGGTTCTTGACGAGGACGCGATCACCAGCAACGAGAACAACACCGTCGATTGTCTGCGTACCAGTCAAGGCGATGTTCGCCGTTGTGGCAACACGAACAGATGCCTTCGGGTCGAGGCCAGCGGCGACGTTGTCGACGTACTGCTTCGTTGCGAGGTGCGTGGCGGCCGATGGGTCTTGCCCAGTGATCGCTTGCTGGAACATCCAGCTACCGGTGATCACTTCGTTCGCAGCGTTCCGAGCGAGCAAAAGGCCGTCAGTGATCTGTGTCTCGAGAATCGTGAGCGAAGCTTGGTGTTGAGTCACGTTCGAAGCAGCGATTCGTGCATCAGCGAACGTGCCAGAAGTTGTCTGTGAAGCAGCGATTGCGATCGCTGTCTGTGAAGCTGAGGTCACGAGACCCTTGGCATTCACCGAGAACGTGACCGCGTCCGAAGCCGAACCAAATGTGCCGACTGTGCTGTTCACAGTCGCGAGAGTCAGGAACGTCGAGGCACCGACGAGGCCGGAGCCAGTTGCATCACCGTTGAATGACACGGAGCCGGCTGGCGGAGCCGACGTCGCAGCGACGTACGAAGCGCCGTCGTACACGTACAGGCCAATTGTGCCTGACGTCAGGAAGAACAGCTCGCCAACGTTGTTCCCGGTTGTTGGGAGTGACGTGCCGTTTTGAATTTGGAAGTTCGTCGCGACTGATGAGTCTACGAACAGGATGCCGTCTTGAAGCATGTAGATCCCCTAAAGGTGGTCTGAAATCGATCAGACCTATTTAGAGAATCAGCCGTGTCAGACGATGGCGAATGGCACGGGTTCGCCGCCGAATGAATCGTCACCGCCAGGCGCATCAGGATCAACGTATTCGTTCACCCTCGTAAAGGCTTCTTCGTTGTAGTCGGCGAGTCGCTTGATCAGCCGTGTGATACCGACGAGTGCCATTACGCAGTCATCCGTCGCGCCGGCCTTCGCCTCGTACGTGCCACCCTTCGCGACGAAGTTCTTCAGCTCGAAGATCAGCGTCTCAGAATTCAGCGTGAACCCCTTCGTGACCTTCTCGATCAACGTCTTCATCTGGAGGCAGGCAAGGATCTTCGTCTTCCCAGTCGTGTACACGCCGAACTTCCCAGGCAGATCAGAGAACAACTCGGCGTGCTCTGGTTGCTTCTCATCGTTCATGTACAGGGCGCACATCGCTTCGCCGATCCCGTTCCGTTCGAACGTCCAGAGCACATCGGCCTTACCTCGGCCCTTGGTCTCCGAGAGCTTGTTCAGCACCCACTTCAGCTTCGCGTACAACAGCGGGATGTTGATCTCGTTCGATCTCCACTCGGCGATCTGATTCAATCCAGGGAAGTCGAACACTTCAATGACTGAGAAGTCCTTGCCACCGCCGGTTGCCGGGTCGACTGAGACGAGGTACGTCTTCCCGAGGCCACCAAGGGTGTCTGGCGACACCCAGAACTTGAACCCCATGTCCTCGTGGTGAATGATCTTCCCAGTGATCTGCTGAAGCTTCATCGAGCTCAGGAGCATCGCTTCAGATGACAAGAACTCGCAGCCAACTTCCTGCCGAGTCTTCAACGGACCCAGCATATTCACCATCATCTCCCAGTACGAGTCAGATCGTTCTGGGTGTTCGCGCCAGTGAACTTGGAACGGGGCGAAGTTGATCTCGCCGCTGTCTTCGTTCGCTGCAAGACCAGACATCGCGCGACGCCAGAGCTGAGCGAAAAGTTCAGTGTCACCGTTCGGGGTTGAGCTGATGATCGCTGAACCACCGGTCGAGAGCGTTGGCGCCAGCGATGCCCAAAGCAGTTCTTGAATGCGGGAGTTGATGAACGCCAACTCGTCAAGATAGAGCTTCGAGATCGAAAGACCACGACCAGTCTTTTCAGTCGTAGCTTCAGAAACGATGCGCGAACCGTTGTCCATCTCGACGTTGTGCCGGTTCCAGTACTTCAATCCTGGCTTCAACCAGTTCGGAAGTTCTTCGTACGCGAATCGAACGCGAGCCGCGATTTCAAGGGCGTGGGCTTGATTCTTCGAAGCAATCAGAACAGTGACGTCATCATGAAAGCACGCGTACCACAGAAGGTACATCGCGACCGTGAGCGTCTTACCGCACTGCCGCGGCTGAAGCGTCACCGAGAACCGGTTATCTTCCATGTGACGAACGAATCGCTCTTGGTACTCGAACAATGCGAACTTGATCGTACCCTTCGTCGGGTGCTGAATCATCACGTAGTTCTTCATGAAGTACACAGGGTCATCGCGGCACTTCTGCAGCTCCCGCACCATGTGCGGTGTGTACTCGTCAGTAGCGTGTGCTCGCTTGAGCTGTGGATTCTTCATGTTGTGAATTCACACCCAAAGGAACGACGCATCGTCTTGTCGTCGAGTTGCGCAGCCAGGGTGTCCCACTTCGCCTGCGTAGCATCGTGAAGATCCCAGAACGAGATTGAGTGCGGATGGATCGGAACGATCCGAGCAACGGCGGAGACCCAGATGTCGTGGAACAACGTGAACGGGTCAGTCGGTGTCGAGTGCACGATGATCTTCGATCCCACCCCGAGGCACGGGATCAGCGACGCCCACATGATCTGCGAGACTGCTGGATCAACGTACGCGAGATCACCGAGGTACATCGTGCTCAACGTGATGCCTCGACCAACGTGAGCTGAAGCGGCGCGGAACAGGATCCGTGAGCCGTTCGTGAACTGAATTTCGTTCCGGTTCTCGTACTGGATGTCAGCGACCAAGTACGAAGGAATTGTTGAGTACATCGTTCGAACGATTCGCTTCGCGTCGTCAGCGTGCTGAGCACTCGGAAGAATCGCGGCGATCGTCTTGTTGTGCTGGAACTGCGATTGCCACAGGAGGTACGCGAGTGTCGCTGAGCTAATTCCGGCTAGGCGCGGGTGCTTGCAGATCGTCGAGTCGTGACCATGAATCGCATCGATGTACTGTTCTTGCTCAGGGCGAAGATCAAGAAGCATTAACCCTTGCAGCGGGTGCGCAATAGCGAGGTGCGATCGGATGAAATACTTCGGGTCCTTCGAACACATCACAAGCTCTTGAACTTGCGACGGCGAGTACAAACCGTGAACATCCACACGGTACTTGTCTTGAGCTCGCTTCGAACGAATCATGCTGCGTCTCCGAATAGGTGCTTCCGAATCAGCTCGACAGTCCGTTCGTGCATCAGGATCTCGAAGTGATTCGCCTTCACTTCTGCCTTTCGTCCGAACGGTAGTGCCTTCTGACTTGCGATCGTAACGATTCCGTCATTCGGTTCCTTCTCAGCAGCGAGGTGCCCAGTCATCGAACAGATGCTCAGTGTCGGAACGCTGATCTTCGTGGTGCATGCTTGAACGATGCGTGGGGAGGTTGGTGTGATGTCGCGCATGATCGCTGGCGACCCAGGGATCCACTTCGCGATTCGGGCAGCACGTGAGCCGGCGATCGGTGCTGAGATCACGACCAGCTCATTCAGCTCGCGTTCGTGTGCGATCAATGTTGCGATCAACCCGCCAAGCGAGTGACCAACGAGCGAGAGCTCACCGGTCTTCGGGAGCTGCCGAATGACCTGTGCGAGCGAGAGCTCAAGTGACTGGTGGCTGTCGTAGTCGATCACGATCCGCTTCTGGTCAGGCAGGTTCTGCATGACGTAAGAGAAGCAGCGGGAGGTCTGATTCAGACCATGAATGTACGCTACAGTTTTCATGGACACCTTATGAAGTATCCACTATTTACGGTTCGCTACAAGTACTTTCTTACAGCGGACCCTTAGTGGTCGGATCGTATGCCTTGATGCTCAACGTGTTCTTCACACGGAGGTTCAAACCAGTGCTCGATGAAGTAGACGTCGCTGTCTGAAGATCAGCAAGCAGGGCTTGTGCTGTTCCTAGAAGTGAGGCATCGTATGCTGCTTCGGACATCACAGGGATCGGTAGTGGTAGACGATCACGCTCAAGAGCTTCAACCCATTCAGATGCCACGGCAATCGTTGCCTGAAGCCTCTTGATCTCGTCGCGAAGCGAGTCACGCTCGACCTTCAGAGCGTTCCCATCTAGAAAAGCTGCCATCAGTGAAGTTGCTCGAGCTTGTACTTGATCTGAGCGACGGAGCCTTGAAGCTCCTCGTACTTGTTCACGAACCAGTCCTCTTGCGGGATCGATCGCTTCAGCTCTTCAAGACCTTGATGAAGCTGAACGATGAAACCGAGGGCATCGTGCTTGTCCCACCCAGTGTGCTCGTCATGAGCGATGTCGTTCAGGTCACCGTGAGCACCCATGTACATCTCGGCGAGCGAGTCTGCCATCGACGATAGCAGATCGTACAGCTCTCCGAGAGCGAGGTGCTGCGCGAACGACTTCGTCTTCCAGTGATGGATGTGAGCGACGTTCCGAGCTTGAAGGAGCAATGCGAGTAGGTTTTCCATTGCTTATTTACGAGTATCTTTCCAGTTGTTGAACACTTGCTTCAACTGGTTCTTGAACTCGCCGATCCGATTCGCTGCTTCTGGTGAGAGTGCGACTTCTTCGCCGGTCCTCTTGTGAGCTTCGGACGCCTTCGACTTCTCAGCGAACGCATCGTAGAACCGGTCGTAGAACTTCTCTTGCTTCGGGTCCTCGATGAATGAGTACACGAGGTCGTAGTTCTCTTCAGTCTTCTGACCGCCGAACAGGATGTTGATGATCGTGTGCACCATCGTCTTCTCAGCGACGTCACCGACGTACTCGCCGTGTGCGCCTGTTGAGCTCTCAAGGAACTGCTTGAACGTGATCATTCGTCATCATCCTCGTACCCGTGCCACAGGCGGACAGCGCCCTTGTACTCGAGTACATTCGTGTTGAACCAAGCTGTGGATTCGACATCCCAACCGTACGTGAAGTCATCGCCGCGATGCGAGTACCCGCTGTGATGAACGCCGTCGAAGTGCTTCGAGAGTTCCTTCCACGGGAAGTTCCCACGCATTCGTGTACTGCCGCGTTCACGATCGTAGTACTCAGCGTTCTTCTCAAGACGCTTTGCGCGCTCAGCCCATTCGTAGTACTGCTCAAGATACCCGGTGTTCATTACCATCGAGTTCGGCTTCACTGCGAACAAGTACCCATAGTCGGTCTGCCACGAGCGGAACGTGTTCTTCACGTACTCGTACCAATCAGACGACCATTCGCCATTCGACTTCTTCTCAGCCGTCGAGGTCCAGAACGCACTGTGCGGCTTGTTGTCACCCTTCACCGGCGACTCGTTGAACGCTGTCAGAATCGGTGGACGATCGGTACGATCTTCCTTGAGCTTCGCAGCTTCTTCCGCATCGACTTCACGCTTCGCGTCACGGTACCGACGATCGCGATCCCAGCTCAGCTGAACCTTCGGGTCACGGTGCTTCGGCACGAACAGCTGAAGATGAAGATTCTTCTCAGTCAGGTGTGCTTGCATACTACGAAGGTCAGCGTACCCCGACTGGTAGTCGCCGACCCAATCGTCCTCAGGATTCGGCTTCTTCTTTCGCGGGGCTTCAGCGATGAACTGCTTGAACGAGATCATCAGTCACCTGAGCGCGAACCAGATTCACCAGAGTAGTACTGACGTTGAATCGAGCCACGACCAGGATCCTTCTTGTTCGCTTCGACCGACTTCCCGTGCAGTTCCTTCCGGTGCGCACGATGAACGCCGGTGTGAACCTTGTCGCTCAACGGATCCTTCGGACCCTTCGGCGTAGCGTACGGATCCTTGGCGAACACTTCGCCGCGCTGCTTCAGGCGCTTCGAACGGTACGAAGCGAGTGTGTCAACGCTGAGTTCATCGAGGCGATCTTCGTCGATCTCGGCGGATTCAAACCGACCTGGCAGATCGCGACGCATCTCTTGATACCGCAGTGAGTCGCCGCTGATCGAACTGCGTGGCTCGTCATCCTTCGGCGCAGCGACCTTCGACTTGATCTCGTTCTGGTTCACCGGCTTACCGTTGATCAGGTAGTGATGCCCATCGAGGAGCTTCGTGATCTTCCCTGTGCCCGAGCCACCCTCTTGCGATGGCGACATCTCGTACTTCACGGTGTCACCGACCTTGTACTTGTACTCGCCAGAAGGGATGCTCATGACCTTGTTGAACAGCTTCCGTCCGAAGCCCTTTGGGTCCTCGTACTTCAGCGCTTCGTTCAGATCGACCTTGAACTGCTTCTTCGCGTGGTCACGAAGCTTCTGAGCAAGACGCTCCCACTTCGCGCGCTCGTGATCAGGCACTTCGCTCTTCGGTGCGTTCACCCAGTTCATCGCGTTCTTGTAGTCTTTGCGAACTTGCGCGAGCTGTTCGTCCTTGCCCTCGGTGACCTTCTTCCGAAGCTCTACAGGAGCAGACACGTAGTTCATCACGGTTGTACCAACCTTGAATCGCACGCCGTAGTTCCCGTTCTTGTTCGGTGGCTTCGTGATCGTCGCGTCGATCCACTTCCCGCCGACCTTCGTTTGGATCTTCTCGCCGATGGCGAACTTCACTTCGGATTCGAACAGTTCGGAGACTTTCACTTCAGTTCATCCTTGTCGAGGTCGCGTGACCCTTCGACGGTTGCGTCGTTCTCGTCGCACCACTTTGACATCGCATCGGAGTCCTTGAAGAACTTCCGCCACATCGTGTTCTTCATACCCTTGCGACCGTAAGCTTCGATCTTGTGACCCTTGGCTGGACGGTACGAGAGGGGCATGATGCCGTCCTTCGCAGCAGCTTCAGTCAGATCGATTGTGATCGTGCGGAGCAGTGTCTTCGAACCACGGAGGATCGATTCAGCAAGCACGACTTGGTCTGGCTTCGCCACAGTGCCACCGTTCCGGTACTTCACGGCTGTACCTTCGAGGCCCTTCGGCTTCAGGTCCATCCGACCATCTGGGTACACCTTCGTGACATCGTGCTCTTGACCCTTGTGCGGACCAACGAGGGTCTTCACCACGTCGCCGACCTTGAACTCGGCTGGCGTCGATGCGTCATCAGCATCGCCCTTGACTTCGGTGTCTGACGGCGGTGCGGCAGCTGGTTCAGCGTCAGCGTCACCCATCGGAACATCAACACCGTCAGACGGAGCAGCTGGTGCCTTGCCGGCGAGCGACTTCCCGAGACCTTGAAGAGCAGCATCTTCCTTGAGGGAGTACCGAACCTTGGCGAGCTTGAACAGGTCGATGTGCCATTCCTTGTTCTGTGCCTTGTCGAACACAAGCGCATCTTCGGACGCGTGGTTGATGCTCAGAACCTTCAGCTCGTTCTTCGAACCGTCGGCTGGCACGTACACTTGCCCGACCTTCACGCCGTACCGACCAACCTTGCCGTCGTCCTTCTTTGTGAACGTGTGGTTCCCTTCGTCGGCTTCCTTGACGGACTTCGTGGTGCGTTCCCAAACGCTGATGCTCTTTCCAGATTGTTCACCGGCCTTCTTCAAAGACCAACCAATGCCCTTCGGACGCTGACCGTTCGGCATCTCGCATGTTTCTTTCTTCAGTTCTTCGCTGATCTCAGATTCATGGATCGACGGCGTCTTGTTCTTCGGGTACACTTGGTAGTAGCTGATGCCCCAACCCTTGCCTTGATCATCGGTGACTCGACCCTTGCCGGTCTCGGTGTCGACACTCTTCAGCGTGAACACTTCATTCGGATCCTTGTCGGCGTACTCAGGCATCAACTTCACCTTCGCGCCGTCCTTGAACCACGACGGAATCGAACGAGCTTCCTTGAGCACTGTGACCTTGTCGGCATCGTCGATGATGTTCTTCACCGAACGACCAGCGACCTTCAGGCCACCGTTGTACTTCGGATCAGCCGAGACAGTACCAGTGTGCTCGCCGTTCCCGTCAACCCAGACGAGACGATCGCCAGCCTTGATCTCGCGACCCTTGCTGTCTTGAGCTTCCTTCACGACCACGGCAGTGACATCAGTGCCTTGCGGACCTGTGAACCAGCCATTACCGTCGTGAACGGCAACGCGGTCAAGAGCTTGCGCCTTGTCCTTCGCGTACACCTTCACTTCTTGATTCTTCTTTCGGGACTTCACAAGGAACAGCAGCTCGCCTTCCTTCTTCTTGTTCAGGCTCTCATTGACCTTCTTGCCCTTGTTGTACGATGCGACGGTCTCGTCATCATCGAACCAGTCCGAGACGTACAGCTTCCCAGTCTTCTTGTCCTAGTTCACGTGCTGAACAACGCCTTCAGCCTTGGACTTCGCAACAGCTTGTGCGTGGCACTGGCTGGAGACGCAGTCATCCTCATCCTTGGCTTCCTTGAGGTCAAGCGCGCGCTTCACGGTCGAGTCAGTCACACCGTACTTCACTTCACCCCACTTCGTCCACTTGTCGCTGTCAGCCTTCTTGTAGCTCAGGTCTTGGTAGTTCGTCTTGATCGCTGGGCCATTCGACTGGGCGTACGCGGTGTACGACTTGCTGACCTTGATCTCGTGACCATGCGTCTTGTGCTTGTAGTGCTTCTCACCTTCGTTGTCACCGATCTTCTTCCATTCGCGGCTGAGACCTTCGTTCAGACCATGCTCGAACAGCTTCGGATGATCGCGCTTCAGGATCGCGCCGCGCGTGATCGAGCAGTCGTCGAGCAGATCGCGTTCGTCGTCGGCAGCATCGGTGTCATCATCGCGACTGTTCCCGATGTCGTTCTTGAACTTCTCGAGAGCACGCTCAGCAGCATCGAACGACTTGTATGCCTTCTCGGTGTACAGTTCGATGCGGCTTGGCACCTTCTTCTTGCCAGAATGTTCGTAGTACGTGATGAAGTATTCCTCATCGCCGACTTTCTTTTCGTTCAGGGTGCTGAACAGTTCCTTGAGGATAGCCATTTGCGTCTCTCTGATTTTAACAAGTGATTAGTACTTGCCCTTGAAGATCTCTGACATGCGATCAGCGATCCAGTTCGATGGGTCACCATCGCGTGCCTTTTGAGTTCCGTAAGGCATGTCTTCTTGGAAGTGATCGTACAGGAACGAATCGAGCTTCTCGGAGTCGTGATTGTCGGTGAGGTACTTCATGATCTCTTGAACCATCGGGTCGGTATCATCAAGACCGAATTCGTCCATGATCGCGTCTTGAAGGTCTTGATGCTTCTCAGCCATCTTGGATTCGCCAAGCCCAGCGACTTCCTTCGTCTTCGCGACGAAGTACCCGTGCATCGTAACCGACGCCTCTTCGTGGCGATCGTTGATGATGCTTTGCAGCATCGACTTCAGGATAGTTGAGTGTGGCATGTTTTCCCTTACAGACTCCAGATCTATATTTACGATTTCAGGTTGCTTACATCGCGAATCCGAGCTTGTCGGACAGGTGACCAGGTGATGACTTCGAACGCAGGTTGGCCTTATCGATCTCTCGGCCTGACTTCAGCGGTTCGACCTTGATCGTGCCGTCCGAAGCGAGCTTCGACTTCACGTACCACAGGTCAGGCACTGATTGCTGAACGAGTGGGATGAAGTTCAGATCAGTCTTGTCGTTGATGAACTTCGCGACGGCTGCCTCGAGGCGAGCGATCTCAGTGTTGTCCACTGGATCGGCAGCACGCTTGTACGCTGGGTAGTTCTTCGCGAGCCAGTCGTTGATCTTCGCTGGAGCAGCCTTCACTGGATTCTCGGCGATGATCTTCAGGAGCTCGAGCTCCTTGGCTTCCTGCTTTCTGAGCTTCGGGTCAGCATCAGACATCGCCTTCAGAATCTCGGTGACCTTCAGCGTGTTGCTGTTCCCGCCAGAACGCTTCGAGCTGAACGCATCGACCTTCTCGCCAGCACCACGCTTCGCCTTCATCGTGAAGTCGTACAGCGGTTCATTCCCGAGCTCTGGGAACTTCACACCGCCAGCCTTGTATTCTGGCTTCTGCTTGATCACGAAGAACGGACCGAGGACTTCCATGAAGTCGTTGTTGATCGTGTTCTTGAACGCCGAGTCTTCCTTCGTGCCAGACGAGATGAAGAGCTCCTTCGCAGCATCTTGATAGTCCGTGTCGTCTGGCGACTCAGCCAGATCGACAAGCGACTTCAAGTACTCGGCTTGCGGCTCTGGAATGTCAGAGTGCTTGTCGATCAGACGCTTCACCTCAGCGGCGTACTTCGCGATGAACTTCGGACCGAACAGGCCGAGCTTGTCTGGCTTCAGATCGGTGCCGACGGTGCGCTCCATCTTGAACGGCTTGTCGATATCTGTGAGCTTCATTCGGTACTCGCCGTCGCCGATACGAACACGGAGCTTCGCGGTGTACTCGTCGGATGAAAGGACCTTGATCTTGTCACCCTTCTTCACGGTCTTCTTCACTGGCTTGTCGAACGCATCGTACAGGTCAGCATCATTCTTCGCGAGCGTCTCAACATCGCCGGATGAGAAGTACTTCTCCCACTTCGCCTTACCGGACGAAGCTTCAAGTAGGAATGTCTTGAACGTGATCATGCTGGTTGCTTCTGAATGAAGTACATCGGGTGAGTGCCGCTCTGTGAGACTTGCGCGATTCGGGCTGTAGCAGTCTTGAACACTGCGACGCTGAGCTTGCCGGCAGCAGTCGATACGAACTCGTGTTGCTCTTGCTTGGCACGATCAAGAATCGAATCGTCGAAGTTCTTGACCTCTTCGGCATCAGAACCAAGGAGTTGCTTCACGATCTTGATCGCGGCTTCAATGGCTGACTCGGCGAGGAACTGCTTGAACGTGATCATTTGCTGTGGTCCTTCTTCGACCAGAACGCCTTACCAAGAGCGGTCTGCTTTCCCGATGGGGTGATTGTATTCCCAAGCTCTCGAGCGAACTTGTAAAGCTCAGTGGCAAATCCTCGGCGGCGGAACTGCTTGTCGATGTTCAGATCAAGAGCTTCAAGATCCTCGCCGTTCTTCACGAAGTTCACCCAACCGAGTTGAGTGCCGCGCATCGTCTGAACCTCGATTCGGAACTGTTCGCTCTGCTTCTGGTCTATCTTAACATATCCTGGCTTCGCCACCAGCTTGTACTTACCATCAGGCAGCTCTTTTGTCTGCTCAAAACCTGGCTTGAACACCTTCTCGTTCACGGTCTCGAACAGCTCTTGAACCTTCACATCAGCCCTTTCGCATCTCAGCGTCAACAGCAAGCATCTTCATGATGTCTTCGCGAGAGGCGACCACGGCACCGTTCGTCTTGTTGTTCGTGAACGGAACGAACTGAGCAGACTTCTTTCGATCGCCCTTGACCTTTGCGCGAACTGATGCAGCGTTCAACGCGATGTTCAGGTAGTTCGCAGCGACTTCGGCATTCCGAGCAGCGTACCGCGGCTCGATGACTTCCATGTACGCGGTCTGGTTGTTGAACGCGTCGATCGCTGCCGTGTACACGGTGTCGATCTTCTCGTCGATCTCGATATCCTCGGCATCCTTCTCAGGTGGAGCCTGTTCGTCGCCTAGCGTGGCGAGTGTGCCCTCAGTGGTTGGGATGTACTCGCCATCCTCTTCCATGTCCATCGGCAACGTGTTGAACAGGTCGTCCAACGGGTTCGTGATCTTCTTCGTCAACAGGCTCATACTGAACTCCCCATTTGCTTCTTCGCCTTCTGCTTGAACATCGTGCGCTCAGTGAGCACACGGAACGTGGCGCCATTCCGACTTGCGTACTCGGCAGCGTACTTCCACTTTGCTTGATTGATCACGAAGGCCTGCTGGTCGTGTGGTGTCGCACGTGGCGTCAGCACCGACTCTTTGTATGGTTTGATTTCGATGATCTCTTTCTTCACCTGCCCGGCGGTGTCGATGTACATCACGATCATGTCAGGGTAGTACCGGTGCATACGCCCATCAAGCGGGTGAACGTACGGGATCGCAAGCTCTTCAGCACCCCAACGCAATACAGCGTTGTTCGTGTCGAGCCACTTCATGAACGCGAGCTCCCAGCTCGAACGAAAGAACACATTCTGAACTCGCCCAACGTACTTCGCTGGGTTCTTTGGAATGAAACGCCCTTTGCCGGCCATTATGAACCCCCGCCAGGGGTTGGTGCCGATGTAACACCAGCCACGACCTGTCCACCGCCTGCCGAGTCGGCGACTGGGGCTGGTGAAGTCCGTGCGAACGGATTAGATATCGAGCTCAGGCCAGATGCAATTTTGTCTCGGGCTGCACCAGAAACAAGTCCGCCAATCGGCCCAGCGAATGAGCTTGTGATCTGACCGCCGAGGGCCTGGCCGATGCGACTGTTCCCAGCGACTGTCCTCACAGCTCTGCCGATTAGGTCAGACGAAAGCTGCTGTGCACCCTTACCGATCACACCGCCTAGGATATTCGTGACCACATTCCCCTTGCCGCCGCCAGCGGCAGATCCACCGGCATTAGGAGTAGGAGACAAGTCGGCAGGCGCACCCATCGTGCCAGCGGCACCGGGTGCAAGAATTGTGTACTTGCTTTCATCGTACACGCTCTGAACTTTCGCACCATTCAACACACCGACATCAACCATCTCCATCCAGTCGTAGTCGAACAACATCGTCATCGTCGAAACATCATTCGCTTCGTGACTCAGTTCATCGAAGTCGAACGACACGACGCGCGGGTTGATGAAATCGAATGAGACCATCTTGGCGGTGTTCGCCATGGACGCTGATGGGTCCGTGTAGATCTGCTG